ACCAATACCAATACCAATACCAATACCAATACCAATACCAATACAGGCGGGTATTAAAAAATTGAATTGAATTAATTTGAATATAATTAATTCAATCTAACAATCTTCAAGATGAATGAAAGACAACTATACCACTGTAAAATGAAACACTTGTTTAAAAAAGCAGGAAAGTTTGGCTTTAATTCTCCAACTTATATAAACAATAAAGCCTTACAAGCAATGTATTACATAAAAAAGAAGGAATTTGGTGAAAACAGTATGCCATTGGTTATTATAAAGCTTGACTACAAAGATTATTTACACAAATTAAATAGTTTCAAGAACGCGATTTCGGAGAATATGTTGTGTTATTATTTTGAAGACGGTATTTGTTATGAATCTCATTTAAAAGAATTTTTACAAAATAATAACACTCTCTTTATCATTTTTGAATGTATAAATTATTTATATTGGGATCCAATGTATGTAACTCATTCGACGTGTGCTATAATAAATAATGGCAAATGTTATTTTATAAATTCACACGGCAAAGATAGTAAAGATATATGTCATTATGAATATAAAACAAAATCGTGTGAAAAAACATTTTCATTTAAACAAGGAAAAGATTATACAATTATTTCAACGCTAATGAATAGGTATGGAATAAAAATGGAGAATACTTCCAAGTATATGTATTATGGTGCGAATTTGCAAGAATATGATAATCACGGCTGTTGTTTTATATTTCCATATTATATTTGGTATTATTTTGAGAAAGATCTAAAAACAAACCTCAAACTATTAGAAAAAGGGAAAGTATCATTGGTTATATATAAAATATTTTTCAAAAATAACCCCCTGAGAAAAAATACGAATGCTTATATTAAACAAAAAGCTGAAAAAAACATAAAGAAATTGAAATGGAGACTATTGAGTAATGTAATGAATGAATATATGGGATATATGACGCAGAAAAAAATATTGTATGAATTGCCAAATAGATGAATTAAGATTTGAAGATATTTGTTGAAGTATTTGTGGTTCTATTATAGTCTAATTTATTTTGAATACACCAATTAACACATTTGCTAATATTTTGATTTTTGATATTTTCTAATTTATCTTTTCGTTTATCATTATTATATATTAATTTGAATGTATTTGATATATTTTCGATTTGTTGCTGTCCGAAGATAGAATTTATTTCTTCTAATTGGTTTTTTAAGTACAAACTTAATGGAATGTTCAATAAACTGGTTATTTTGTAATGGGTTATATCTATATTATTCAAAACCTTTATTATATCGTGTAATTTGTTGGTGATGAATGAAGTATCTTTGAATCTAAACTTAGTGCAGACAATATATTTTTCAGAATTGGCGTATCTGCTGGTGTTTGGTTTTGTGATGTATACATCATTATAGAAAATACTTAATAGGTGTATGATGTCGGCGGATGCTTTTAAAAATAAATCATACATCTTTAAAATAAAAGAGCCCTTGTATTTTTGCATTGCAATGGCATAAGCAACTTGGACGAAGATTAGTTTAACAGCCATTCTTTCTTGATTATTGAAATCAATTGAAAAATCAAAGCCGCCATCGGCTGTTATAATTTCCTGGCTATTTTTGTAATGTTTAATGCAGTATGAAAAATTTTGTTCGTTATACAAATCGCCGGTTTTAGATAAACCATATTCTAGAATTACATTATCATACTTTCTTAAAAATTTTTCACTTTTTTTCCAACCAGGAATGTTATTATCATTTGTATTGAGTAAAGTCATTCCAGTATATTTGTCATTTTTATTATTTCGCAATCTAGCAGTTGCCTCTATAAAACCACCGGGTCCTTCGGCTAAATGGAAAGTATTGATGGGATATTCGTATCCAATAAGATTGAAGGTATTATAAATTTCAAGAATTTTAAAAAAAGCCCGTGAAATAGGCTTATATTTGCTGATTGAATTATTGGTATATGGTAAATTTGTATGTATAAATTCGAATGGATTTGTATATTTTTTGAATGTATCCCAATCTGAAGCACATTTACTTATATTATGTTTGGTAATATTCAAATATTTTGATAAACTTTTACTCAAAAAACTATCAATCTCATCATTATTAATGGGTTGAATTTTGATAGACAAATTTTTTGGTAAAATATCGTATTTTATTTGATGTAACAAAAAGTATAACATTTAAATATACATATAAATTATTATTTAAATGTTTTACGAAGGTAATTTAAATTTCTTTTTGAATTTGGTGACTTTTCTCTTAGTTTTTTTCATTTGTTTTGAAATGTCTTTATATAAGTCTTCTTGTTCTTTTGTAATTTTATCTTGAACGGTTTGATTGGTTGATATTTCGACATTGACAATGGTATTTTCTCGTTTTTTAAATATAAAATAATTATTTAAAAATGAAATATTTTTTTCGGCATCACTTAACTTTAAAGCATCTCCAACCCAAGTTTCTTTTATACCACCGTCTTCTCTTTCGATTTCTTGTTTCATGTCATCGAATAATTCTTGAAACGAACCAACAGAATTCTTGAAATGAATGCTGTTTAATTCTTGGGAATTACAAACGGTAAATCCATAATTATTTAAAATTCTTTCAAAATATTTAAAATTTACCAAAAATTCAGTATGTTTTTTATTAATAGATTCTTGAAATATTTCAACGGGTAATCCCAATGATGTTTCGTCGGCATCAAATGTTTCTTTGCTGTATAGTTTTGTAGCGCTCCAAATAACTTCTTTATTTTTATTTTCTTGATAAAAGGTTTCGTTTTCTTTTAAATCTTTTAATTTATTGAATAATTTTTTACCATCAAAACAAGTTCCTATAAAATATCCTTTAACAGCGCAATTTTCTGCTACATTTTTTACAAATTCATTTAATTTTATCAAATCTTCGAAAAAGTAATGGGCGGCAAATTGGACGGAAACAATATTAAACCCGTCTCTACCAATTCCGTGAACGTCATATAAACCTTTGCCAATTTCTTTTTTATCTTTTGTTCCTAGCCCATATATTGCTTTCATGATTGCTTTATTTTTATCGTCTGAAAAAGCTTCGCCTGATTTTATATTTTTACTAGAATCGCCTTTTAAAAACATACAATCGGGTATTAATTTCCTACCCTGTTGTTTTTGCTTCAAGTATCTAGAAGCGGCACCATCTACTTGATTTTCAATGTTGTCTCTAGAATAATCTATGCCGACAACAGTTGATAATCTAGAATCAATCCATTTGGGCATGTCGCCTGCTTTTCCGACTGCTAAGTCTATTAATGAATCTCCAGGTGTAGATATTCTTTTTATTAAATTATGTTTTACATATCGATTATGGAAGTTTCGGAAAGCTTGTGTTTTCGTAACGGAGTCGTGTTTGCTATAATATACATCGGCGTCTTCAATATTTTCAGGTATTTCTATTTTACCAGAAAGCATTTCTTCTGTAACGGGGTTATGTATTGATTTCCATACACTGTTTGCTGTTTTATAATCATTGCCAAAATTTGGTTGTCCTTTTCTATAAGCAAAAGTTTTATCAAAACGGACTTTTATTGGCTTCCATTTCCAACTGCTAGGTACTGTAGAATCCTTTTCATATTTGAATTCAACGATAGTTTCATCATCAAATATGTTTCCATCTTCGGCAACCATTAATAATTTTGAACCTACCTTTTTTAATGGTATGTTGGCAATATGCCATTCGCTTGTTTTGGATTCGTTATTATTATATGGATAAAATGGCACAGGATAATAATTTTGGTAATTATATGTTTTTTTTGGCATATCACCAGTGATCATTGTTTGAATTGGATTGAGAAACCCGTGGTTTCTTTGTGAAAATCCTACTCGTAAAGTAACCTTTTTATATTGCTGTAATTCATTTGAACTTGTGGAATTGGTTCCTTCTATAAATTTATTATATATTGAATCGTTTTTTTCATCTTGTTCTTTTTCTGTTTGTATAAGAAAGTCGATTGTGTTGTGTCTTGGTGGTTTCCACTTAAAAGAGTGCATCCAAGTTCCAGATACTATTTTTTTATCAATTGGTGTAAATATAATTCCGTCAACTTCATATTCAAAATGATTATTATTTATTTTTTCAAGCAATTGTTGGCACTGAGAATAAATATTTGCGTTTCTATTATCCATAAAATTTTTTAATCTAATATTAATTGGCAAAGATTTTCCTTTGACAATGTTTTCCATTTTTTTATCATTTATTAAATTTGAATAAACGGCATTTAATTTATCAAACCTACATCCATTTGAGCCAGACTTTATATTATAAAAGTCTAATCCCTTCAAGTCTTCTCCGCCCAAATAATAGATGTCGAACAACAAATACAAATTGATAAATTTGCGACTGTTGTCATAAGAAACATATTCGCCATCCAATATTGTATTGAATAATTTTTTATTTTTGGTAATACATCCTATGAAAGTAACTGTTAAATTTATGTCTAAGAAATATATTTTGCCATTATCTGATATATATAACATTCTTCTAACCCCGTCGGCTTTTTCTGTAATTGTGTATAAATTATTAATATTTGGCATATCATCAGTTGGTTTTTTGGTTAAATGCTTTCTTTCCAATGAAACAGTTGCTGGTCCTATGAAATATTTTTTACTTTGTCTTTTATATGCCATTGTATCTTGTAATAATTGTTGTTTTGTTATTTTTCTACCTTTACCTTTTTTGGAAGTTTCATCTGAAAATGTTAGTTCAATATATTTTTTTGTAACATTATTTTGTTCGGGGTATGAAATAGGATAATTTGTATTTTGTAATCCTGATAAAACAACTTTAATTCCACTTTTTATTTTTTTATATAAAGCATCAATCAAAAATTTATTGGAATTGGTTTCTTCTCCTTGAAATTCGCCCCATCTAGATGTTCCAAAGGTTTCACTTGCCACATAATATTTGGGGTGTTTGCTTTTAACTTCCTTTATCAAATTTTCAATATATTTCCAATTCAATTCCAATTCTATTTCATAATGAGCGTTATTTTCAAAAATACCAGAATCTTTAATGTGATAATGGGGTACCCAAATTAGACGATTGCCTACTTTTCGAACTTTTGGTTCTTTTACAACACTGCAGTCGATTTTAAAAGGATAATCATCATTAACCAAAGTATATCTTTTTATGTACCTAAAAATTTTGGTGGTATCTTCCCATTTTTCCATTTCTCTTTTTACCCATTTTTCGGATCTATCGTCTTCAAATTCTTTTTGAGTTTCGTCTATAAAATTGGTTTCAACTTTATAATTAACTTTACATTGATAGTTATCGATAAATATTGGAGATAAAGGTGGTGCTCTATCTTGTCTTTTTGTGTCTTGGTTATATGATGTTGAATCGTTTTCTAATTTTCTAACCTTTTTTGTTATATATATATTTTCTTTTAGGTTTCCGCCAGAATCAACAATGGTTTCTGTTTTACAATATTCACTAACGGCACTAATTCCATTTACTTGAAATCTCAGCGGCGAAGTTGTTGTTCTACCTTGTAAATTTTCAGTTCGCTGATTAATATTTAAATAGTGGGTTCCTTTTTCATTTTCCATCATCCAATTATTGGCGGTTAATTTATTGATAACGTTGTCGAATGAAGTTTTTGATATTTTATTAAATTTATCAATGCCAAAAATTATTTCAAGTTCTTCTAGAATGCGAGAATTTGATTGATTTGAATTGGAGGAAACAATCCATTTGTCTAAGTATTTGAATAAATTATCAATGGGAGAAATTTTTTCGGTTTCGTCTGTCATATATATTATAATTTATATTATTTTAATATATATTCAATTAATTAGTTTAAATGTTCTTGTATTAAACTGTATAGTTTTTTTTTCGTAAATTTTTTTTGTCCTTGTGCTTCATATTGTATTTTAAGTTTTTTACATATATCTTCTAGGTCGCCCTTCTTATAATTAGATAATGTTTTTAAAGGTTTATCTATATCATCAACAACAATTTTATTACCTTTGATTTCATAATAATTTGGTTCGTCTTCGCGTAACCATACGCCGTGTTTATTTCGTAATTCTTTGATATAACAAGTAGTCCAAGTGGGGTCGAATATTTTTTCATAAAACAATTTTTCAGTTGTGTATATTAGATTGAATTTAAATACGATGGCAAGAGCAATTAATGTTTGAAATGATATATTTGGTTCACTAGATAAATTACCTTCAACTGTTTTTAGTTTGATTTTCTCATTTTTCAATAGTTGTTTCTTGGTTCTTATGAATGGCACCATTGTAAATTTCTCGTTTTTTTCAGTAGTAAATTTATTAGTTGAATTAAAAATGACATCAATTCCGTTTCGAAATACATTAACACACCAAAATAAGGAATCGGAGCAGGTATGATCCGGATAAAAAAATAAATCTTTTCGATGAATATGTGTATCTATATTACTTTTTTCTTTTTTCTCTATTTTATTAATAGATGGAATATTATTCAAAATATTAGTAATATTTGCGCGATTTAACATATAACACGACAAGTTGTTTATTAAATTTTCGGTTTCAGACATGGTTATATTAATAATAAATTTCTGTTTAATATATTTTATTATATTAGTTTTTTTCACCTTCGGAAAAAAAGTTCTTTGATAAAGTATCTTTTATATTTTCAACATCAGATAAAGTTTTTTCTTGTTTATTGATATATTTCAAAAAATTCTCGATTTCGTCAATTATTTTAGAATCAAGTGAAGAAATGTTTATAAAACAGCCGTTTCTATTTTCTGAAACAGAAATATCGTGTTTTATAAATATTTCCAAAATCTTTTTATGATGGATTTCATCCAAATTCTCAATCTTTTTTTTTAAATCGTTTAATTTCATATTAAAGAAAAAAATAATTTTATATTTATATCATTTTACTTTTTAATATATAATTTTTTCATGCCAATAACTTTATCAAGCTCTCCAAGGATTGATATAAAATCGTCGTTTAATTGATATCTTATGCCAATTACTTTTATATTTATTATATCGTTTTCTTTAACTTTATTAAATTTTTCAGATAATAGATGGTGTTCTCTTGCTACAAATATTGTAACGGGCGAATCTTCATTATCTATAACTGCTCTTATTCCTGCTTTTGTTTTGTTTTTAACTAGACACTTGATATGCATTCCTTCGCAAGGTTTGCAAATATAACATTCAAATGACACAACAAAACAACAAGTTTTATCTTCTATCACGCCAGCAGAATATGAAATTACCTGTATTGAATTATTTTTTATATAACCTTCTGTGGAACATTTTCCTTCTAAATTATTTTGTAAAGCGACTAGTAAATTTTTCTTTAAATTCCCACCCAAACGGTTAAATGGTAATAAAACTTTTCTGGATAATATATTTTTCATATAAACTCCTGCACGTTTTTTTTTCATTTGACTAGAATTCTTCGTATCCATAATATAATATAAATAATATATAATATTATTTTTAATTCAATTAAATATAATATTATATCAATTGTTCTATTAATTTATCTAATACTTTGTAATTATCTGATTTTTGTATTTTATTGATTTCATCAAATTTATAATTATCTCCATGTATTGCTTTTAATTCGATGCCTTTTTCTCTCATTAATTTATCCTTTCTTAAATAGGAAGGAAAATTAGAAATATTAAATAACATCGATTTGACCGAATTGAAAAACCATATTTTGCGGTTTTCTTCTTCTTCTTGTTGATAATATATAAAAATAAGTTCTATAATTATGCTTAGCAATTTATCAATATCTTTAATCTTTAAAAGTTCATCTTTTAGTTGATCGTCTTCTATATCATCTTCTATCTTAAATATATCTTCGTATCCATTTTCGTTTTTTAACTCTATAAATAATTTTATCAATCGTTCTTTCCCACCATTTATTTTGTGTAATTTTTCACCCTTGCTAGTGTTTGTTATATCTTGTACCTTTTTTATTTTAAATAATAAATCTCTATTTAGACTATCCATAATACCAACAAGAGTTTGTCCTTGTAATTTTGTTAAATCAAAGTTATATATATCACGTGCAATATTTACAATTGCCGCATCGCTTATTTCGTTTTTATCTGAACTTTGCCTTTTTACTTCTAATTTATTTGTTTTGAAATTGGGTATTAAATAATAATTATCAGCGATCGCAAATTTATTAAAAAAATCATTTATTTCTGCCAATAATGATGGTGTTAGTTTATCTTTATTGTCAAATAATATATGTTTTTTTTTGACATTAAGCTTTTCTAATATTGTATGAAATGCCAGCTTTTTAAACACTTCTTGGTATTCTTCGCGTATAAACTTTTTTATTGCTAATTTCATACAACCTTGAGTATTTTGGCATCTTTCCTCTTCTTTTTCTATTATTATGCCGAAATCTCTATCAATCATTATATTTTTATAAATTCTTTCAATATTTGATATTGTATCTTCCTTTTTTGTCAAATCGATTATATTTGAATTAAAGGTGTATTCGATTTCATTCGGCTTGTAATAGAAAGGCATTCTTTTAGAATACATAGATTCTACGGGCAATTCTAAATCAATTGGTTGGAAAAAATACAAATTTCCAATTTCTACAATTTTGCCTTTTTTACCATAAATATCTTCTAAAAATTCATTCCCATCAGACATTAATATTTCAATAGCTTTATATACTTGAGAATTAGTATAGTTTGCGGTAGATTTTACTGCTGATAGTAAATCATTTTTGGTATATACATACTTTTCTTGGAATAAATTTTTTATACGTTCAATGATTTTATCTATACTCATAACTATAAAAGAATAATCAAACGTCGTTAAATCATTAAAATCGCCGTTAAAAGAATCAACCGTGCATTTATAACCACAGTCTTGATAATCGCAAATTAATGAGTTTTTCCGATGTCCTATTTTAAAAAAGTTTTGAACGTGTGGTTTAGATTGTTGATATGAAATATCAATTAATACCGTTTTATTCATTACCTCTTGGGATAAATCTTGTTGTTTTTCATTTAATACACAATCAATTGAATTTTCTTTTAATATTCTGGTTACTTTTCCGATTTCTAATGCTTTTTTCTCTGCCAATCTATATACATATAAATCTATGGTTTCAATCGTATTGTCATGATAGGAGCCATGTAAAAAAATAAGACAATTGCGTTTTGCGAATTTTAGTTCACAATGTGATTTATATCGAATTCCTCTCCCTTCAATCTGACCGGTTCTATATAAATTAAACCAAGGTTCTAATATATGAACCTGTCTAACATTCTTAAAATCTAATCCTTCAGAGGCGGCTTCTGATATTATAATTACTTTAATTATATCCCCGTTTTTGTTTTTACTAGACGTGCTTTCTATGTAATTTTGTTTGTCGTTTTTCGATAAATTTACATCGCCTGTTAATAAAATATAATTACCATTTTTCTCTTGTGATTTCGTCTGGTCTTTATTCAATATATTGTCTTCATTATATCTATTAAATCCCATTTCTTCCAAAGCACACGCCATTGGAATACATCCACCTGCAATAAAATTTGAGTATAAAATAACTATACCTTCTGATTTTTCAATAATATTCATTATATTGTAAATTTTTTTACTATATATTTTTAATTTTTCTCTATCAAATAAATTTTTATATATGCCAGATTTGTATTTTAATTTTTTATATTTTTTTACTTCTTTTAAAGTTGCATTAAAACAATTGGTTAATCCATTAATACCTGATAATTTATCCCAATTGTTAAAATCATCGTCGTCAAAACTCTTATGCGGAAAACATATATTTGTCATCTGCAGAGGTGTTGTTATTAAAGTATATTGTAAAGTTTTTCCTTTTGATCTAAAAGCTTTATTGGTTTTTGTCAAGTGGGCGATATATCTACTATAATATTCCCACTGTATGTCATCAAGTTGATTCATAAATAAATCTAATTTTTGTATTCTATTATCAATTTCAGCACCATTAACTTGTATAGTTGGATAATAATCTTCTGAATCTTCTAACCGCTTTTTTAACGAATTTTTTTTAATTAAATTCCCATCGGGTAAATTAATATCATATGGATATAATCTAAAAGGAAAGGCAAATGGATCTTCCCCTTGAAGATAACTAATATATCCTTGTGATTTTTTTATAAGTAATTCTTTTCCTCCCTCGATAAACTCTCCATCCGCGTCAAATATATCTTTTTGTGTTATTCCATATCTATTATCGTTTTTGTTTAAAAGATTTAATATCCAAATAATTTCGGAATAATGATTAAACATTGGCGTTCCCGTTAATAATAACAATTTCATGTTTTCAGTATATGTAACTAAATCTGAGAAATTCTGAGATGTTTTTTTTAATCCTTTAATTTCCGTATCTGGTCTAATATTATGAACTTCGTCTATTACTATTAATGTATTATTGAATCTTTGTCGCAATGCTTTTAATTTATTTTTATTTTGTTGTATATTACTTTCGATTTTACGAAGTTGAAATTCAGAAGAAACTTTGCCAATTTCATTTGAAAATTCTACATATCCGTAAAATTTATAATATTTTTTAATGAGTTTTTTGATTTGTTTGCTTAATATTTCTTTTGCCTCATCTTCATCTAACTCGGAATATTTGGAATCTTTTGTGAATACAATTTCTTTGATAAAATTATTTCCAGCGCAAGATTTAATATTCCATATACCGTTAATTCTTTTCAATTTTGTTTCATCAAATAATTGCAATTTAAATCCTGCTTGTACTTTTTTATTCGCAACTACTATAATTTGTTTGTCAATACCCATTTGTTTATAATAGACACGCTGTTCTTCGCAAACATTTATAGCAGAACATGTTTTACCTGTTCCCAATCCATGATATATTAATAAACTGTTATATGGGGTTTGTAATGACATAAAATTGCGTATAAATACTTGATGTGGTGATAATTCAAATTGTTTGTTTTTACACATTTTATCTTGAATTTTTACAATATTTTCAATTTCTTCCTGAGTTTTTTTTACATAAATTGTATTTTCAAATTCTTTTTTTAAACTTATCTTTTTATTAAATTCAGGGTCTTCTAAAATGGGATATAATCCTTGGTATTTTACACTTTTAGAAACAGCTTCTCTATTTGCTTTTTCCTTACAAATAAGAAATTCTTTATATTTTGCACTTGTTAATTTGACTTCATCCGAATTAACATATTCAACCAAATCTTCTAATTTATCTTTATCCAAACATTGCTCTTCGTTGAATTGTAATTTTAATTTTAATTTTTTTACTTTTTTTATTTTTGTCCCTTTATTTTTTGACTTTTTCGAAGTATCTTTATTTTTTGTTTTTATTTTAACCAATTTACTGAAAAAAGGGTGTTCTTTATTTTTCAAGTATAATTCTTCTATGGTTTTTAATCCGGCAGGACCAATCCATTGTTCGTCAGAATTTGTCATTGTTTTCCATATATCACTTGGTGATTGATGTGTAATTGGTTTCTTATTTAAAAAATCTTCGATGTTAGATTTTGTGATATTTTTTGATTTACCTTCGATTTTTGTTTCAAAAAAATATATTTCTTGTGCGCCGATTTGTGTATTGGGATATATACTTTCAAATTTTTCTTTTTCTTCGGCGTTCATTTGTGTATCTTGGAAATCGGTGGTCTTTGTATAAGACCGTTTTACAATTTCGAATGTACCCTTTTTATTTTTTCTAATATATATTTTTTTTAATTTGCTTTTTAATTCTTCTAATTCAGTTTCTTGATTTGACATATATGTATATATATTATGAAAACAAACTATATTTATGTAAAATTTTATCAACTCTTTTAATTAAATCTTTTTTTTCAATATTATATGGTCTAATAAGTGCTAGACTTTCTTCTAAAGAAACCCATTTCATTTTACTTACCTCGCTTTTTTGAAAATTGTTCATGGTGCTTTCACCGCCCATAAACGCCAAATAATATTTATGTTTATAAGATTTAAAATTTGAACCCATGAATATTTCTTCAAATGGTAATACATTTTTTATAATAATAAAATCACTTTCTTGAAACCCTGTTTCTTCGACAAATTCTCTGGAGGCGCATTTAATATCGTTTTCTTGATAATTTCTTCGTCCTTTTGGAAATCCCCATTCAGGCAAAATCCAATTTGTATTACTGTTTTCGATTAGTCTTTTTAAATCATATAATTCATTCTCTATAAAAATTCCTTCTTTAATTTGTTGCAGTTTTTGATTGGAATTTTTTTCTTCGCAGCTATATTGTTGGCCTGAAAAATTTCCCCAAAGTCCGCTCCATAAATCTTTAAAGTCTTTATTTAATATTCTAGTTTTTTCTTCGATAGTCATTTCATTTATAAGATTCTGGATATAATTCATATTATATAAAGGATATTTGCCTCGTATAAAATCTACATAACCCAAAGTATCTTTTCTACATATTAATAAATATTTTAAATCGCCGTTAAAGTCTTTTTTGAAACAAGCAATACCTGAACTCGTAACAGGTTTTTTACACGAATGAAATAAATGTCCTGATCTGCCACAATTATTACAAAACTGATATGGTTTATTGTTCATTTAAATACAATTATCTTTTTGTTTTTATTATTTTTTTATTAATATATTATATTATGAGACAATACACGAAGCGAAGAGGAGGAAAAAGGAGAAAACGGAAAACAAGAAAATTACAAGGTCGCGGAAAACCCGCCAAAGCTGGAACAAGTATATGCGTTTGGTATGGAAGTGGTAATAAAGCAAGTGCTATAGATAGATGTACCACCACTTTAATAGAAACCCCGTCGGATAAAAATGGGAAAATATTTCCGGTTAGTATTAAAAAAAGTTGGATTGGTGTTCCTAGTTTAGATGATAAATTCAATACGTCTATACCAACTTTGCCAGATTCTAATATGATTCCAAGTATATTTAATTCATTATCGCAATTCAATAGTGAAGTTAAAACTGGTAAATATGACGCGTATTATATTATATATGAAGCAAAATGTAAACACGGAGGTGAAAGATTTGAATTAATGAAATTAGAAAATGCTACTATAACAAATTTAGGCAACGGAAGTCACGAAATTGAATGGAAGCTATGGAATGATAAAATGACAGTGAAGCAAATTGCAAATACCATAAATATAAAATGGGGTTCTTCGAATTATTCAAGACCAGTTGGTACAATATGGATAAATTATAAAGAACCTGGAATTTTACAAGCGGAAGATCGACGTCGTTCGGTGAGTTTTGGTGGGAGAAAACGTCGCGATGGAAGGAAAAGAAAAAGTCGTAAGAAAAAGAGACGGAGACTTAAAAAGTCAAGAAGAAGAAGAAAGTCAAAAAGGAAAAACTGAAAAAAAGGCACTATATAAAGTTTTATGAATAAATATGATTAAAATTATATTTATTGATATAAAATGACATTGAACCCATATATATGGTTGCCTCATTTTGAATTTACATTACAAACAATAGCCGTCCAATATCCAAAAAAACCAAATGAAATAACTAAGAAAAAATACTATGAATTTATTAATAATATTCCAGTATTTTTTCCAACAAAACCATTGGGTAAAATATTTACAGGAATGTTGAATAAATATCCAGTTACACCTTATTTAGATAGTCGAACGGCATTTATGAAATGGACTCATTTTACATTGAATAAATTAAAAGAAAAATTAGAATTGCCAACCGAAAATTTTTATGATAGTTTAGAAAAATATTATCATAATTATAAGCCAAAGGAAGTGATAGATAAAGAACTATATGAAAATAAGAAGAAATATATAGAAGGAGGAGCGATTATATTGTTAATAGCCTTTATATATTATGTATATAAATGATAAAATTAAATAAATTTTATCCGAATAAACCGTTTTTTAAGATGACAATTGGAGAATTAAAGGAATTTGTTGAATTACAGAAATACAAGGGGGATAAGAAGAGAAAGAAAAGGAAAACAAGGAGGAAATATAATACTAATAATAAAACACGTAAAAATATAAATTAAATATATATGGGTATTGACAAATGGATATTTTTGATAACTGTCTTTTTAATGGCAGATACATATTATGATGGAAAATATACAAAATGGTTATTATCAGGTAGAAAATATTACAAAATGATAACTTACGGAATGATTGGATTATCCTTATATGTTTTTATAAAAAAGCATCCTACAGAATCGAAAAGTATGCTAGGACACGCTTCGGAAGTTATAAAATATTTGCCAGTTGATAGGGATACTACTGATTTACTAACGCCCTTTTTGGATTTTACAAATGCGAATGAAAGAATAAATAGTATGGTTCAACCGATACAACAAGGTGGGGAACATACACAATCGCCACAATTTTCGAGAATGATGAATTCAGGTTTAGGGAATTCAAAAAGAAGTGTAAGTGAAACAAAGAAGAAATATGTTGCTTCGCAACAAAATTGGAAATGTGTTGATTGTGGCGAACAATTGACACATACATTTGAAGTGGATCACAAGATAGATTTGCAATTTGGTGGAACGAACCATGTATCAAATTTGAATGCGAAATGTGTTAGTTGTCATAAAGAAAAGACTGTAATGCATAAACTACAATAATTTTATATAAATTAAATATAAATAGATATGGTCGAATTGGACTCTGAGACATATGAAAGTGTAAAACAAGGAGTAAATTATTTTACATCATTGTTAATATACGCACCTATAATCATATTAGTATTATATATAATTTATTTATTTTTACCCGTATTAATAAGTGCTGTGCGCGGGGGTTCTGACATAACAATGGTATTGAGCGTTGTTATGAAGAGGATAGTTCAGGTATTTTATCTTATATTGAGGCCAATAATATATATATTGCAGAAAATATGGGGAGGAATATCTTATATGTTTGGGGATGCGTGGAGCAATACTAATATGTTGACAACTTCTGTATGCTTAATATCTTTTGTAATTTTAGTATCTTCGTTATTATTTTTGTCATATGGTTCTCCTGAAACAATTGGAGTGTATGGCAAAGTTCTTACACCTATTATGGTATTATTGGTTGCTGTATCGGCTTGTTATGTTTTTATGGTGTTTAATCGGTCTATGAAAGATACAAGTGATAAAAATTTATTCCCAAAAAGCAAGGGTTTTTCGGAACAGACTGCTTGGTTGTTTAGAAGAACAAATATGTATTTATATTCGGTTCTTATTATGATATTTATATTGGGTGTATTGGGTTTGGGAACGTGGTATATATTTTCATCGGGCAAGGACGGTGGATATGCGGCGACTCAAGTATTTACTATTATATCGGCTATAGTCTTGTTAAGCATAATACATATGATTTGTAAAAATTTTGGTGTATATAGAAAATTGGCTCAAAATCGATTTTTTGAATTATTATATAATTTTATTTTCCTCATACCGTGTTTGATTACTGATATTATAAATTATTTCTATAAAGAATTAGAACATACTCCAAAAATAGCTTATTATGTTTTGGGTGGAGAAATTGCTATAATATTATTGTGGGTATTAATTCCTATACTGAAAAAACGTTTATATTTAAGTGTAAATCACGACAAAACGGGGAATTATTCATTTGAAAGACAGGCAATAACGGACAGCGTTGATATATTAAAAAGCGATATTTCAAATTTAAAACAAATTAATCCGAAAATAGAAACTTGGTATTTTTGGTCTCAGGTTATGAAAAATAAGCTATATAAAAAGAGTAAAGAAGAAGAGTTGAAAGCTTTAATACTTACATATGAAATAAAAGAAGAAGATGAAATTGAAGGTATTATTAATACGGTTCAGGTAAATGCTTCTAATATTTTTCAAAAGCAAAACGAAATAGCAAATTATCAAGAAGAATTAGTAAAAATAGACAAAAAATATGAAAAAAAAGATGGAACTCCGATATCAGTTTTATTACAGAATAAACCCGTGAAATTAAATAAAAAAAGATTAATAGGTGACTATGAAAAATTAAGGAAAAACGGCGTATTACCAATGAATGATTATTCATATGATTATGGTTTATCGTGTTGGGTTTATCTTAATAGTACGCCACCCAACTTCTATAAAAACAAAGACAGAGTTTTATTAAATTTTAGTAATAAACCAAAAATATCATATAATCCAATAAAAAATCATATAAAAATTGCTACAAGGATAAGAGATAAAACGCACGGTGTAATACATAAAAAATTCTATATTGAAAAAATAAAATTACAAAAATGGATAAATTTAGTAATAAATTACGACGCTGGTATTTTAGACGTTTTTATGGATGGTGAATTGGTTTATTCTCAACCCGGTTTAATTCCATTTATGACGACCGATACTGTTGTTATTGGTGACAACGAGGGGGTTAAGGGAGGTATATGCAATATAGCTTATTTTGCTTCTCATATATCAAAAACAAGAATAAAGACAAACTATAATTATTTAAAGAATAATTCTCCACCAGTTATTTAGATAAATTTCTAAATGTATATTATATTATGGAATTGAAAACTGTTTTGTTATGGGTAATTGTTATACTTGTTTTGTATTTGACATATTACTACTTTTTCAGAGATACAAGTGTTGCCGATTTAGTCGGAATGCATAATGCTCGAGTTGCCCGCGTTATTGCGGCTGAAAAACTTCCAGGGGGGTCAGGAACACAAGATTTTACTTTTTCTATCTGGATGTATGTAAATAATTGGAATTATGCGTATGGTAAAAGGAAAATGATTTTACGAAGAACAAATGCTAGAAACGAGGTTTGTCCTTCGATTTCTTTAGCAGCAACAACAAATGATTTAGAAATTAGCTTATCAACATATTCTGGTTCGGAAGCTTCTTCATCAAATGAAGCTAGTTGTGGTGTTAAAAATATTCCATTGCAAAAATGGGTTCATGTTTTAATGACAACGCAAAATAGAACGGTTGATGTCTATATCGATGGTAAATTGGTTAAAACTTGTATGCTTGGAGGTGTAGCCAAAATGGACCCAACCGCTCCATTACAGTTATGCCCCGAAGGTGGATTTTCTGGTTTCACGTCTAAATTGAGATACTACTCTCGCTCTATTAATCCTAGAGAAGCGTATGAAATTTATAGAGAAGGTTATACTGATGGATGGGGTGATGTCGAAAATAGATATAAGGTCAAATTGGCATTCTTTAAAGATAATAACGAAGTCAATGCTTTTTCGTTGTAAATTATCTATATACTAATATATATAGATAATGTCATATTCAAGTTTTGGAAATAGTTATGGACAATCCGGCGGCATTGCCTCAGATTTAGGAGGTGCTGTTGGAAGTGTCCAAGGAGGATTATCAACAGGTTTAGGAAAATTTAAAAATAATAAATATGTTTCCGGTGCCACTGACTTCCTTTATCAAAATCATCTCGTATCTAAAGTTACGTTTTTAATATTGGCCGTATTGATTTTCGTATTTGCGATGAGAACTGGAACACGATTAATGTCGTGGTTCATGTCTCCTAACCCTAATCCCGTGTTAATGAAAGGAATGAAATCGGGTAAAAAGTTTTTAAGAATTAAACAAGACCCTAGACACACGGATGCAATACCCGTTATGAAATCTAAAAATGAACGCGAAGGCATAACCTTTACATATTCAGTATGGTTATATATAGAAGATTTAGTATACAAACAGGGTCAACGCAAACATATATTCCATAAAGGAACTGGTAAATTTGGAACACAAAGCAAACCTTGGAGAGCCGAAGGTGGTGAGGAAATTCAAACAAAGGATATGGCTTTCCCTAATAATTCTCCTGGTTTATTTATTGGCGAAGATAAAAACGAATTAATTGTTGTGATGAATACTTTTAATAATGTTTTAGAAGAAGTCAAAATTCCAAATATTCCACTTAATAAATGGGTTAATGTTATGATAAGGGTTAATAACTTAAACATGGATGTTTTTGTCAATGGTTCTATTGCGGTTAGACACGTATTCTCTGGACCGGTTAAACAAAATTATGGCGATGTCTTTGTAAGTGCAAATAATGGTTTTGCTGGAAATATGTCAAATTTAAGATATTGGAATTATGCTCTGTCAAGTTCTGAAGTTGCAGATATTGTTCGCGACGGACCAGACCTAACTTCCGATAAATCAATGAATATCTTTCCTCCATACTTCTCGTTACGATGGTATTTTGGTAGAGATTCAGTCTAAAAAATTATACATTATAATTAACAATTAAATATAATGTATTAATAATTATTTCCTTAGATTTGGATTAATACAAAGTGATTCTGTTGGAAAAATATCACCGCTTATACATTTATCACTTTCTTGTATTTCAGCACAATGTCTTTTACCCGTTTGATTCCCAACATAACAATACTGTTTTTTCGATTGTTTTAAATCGCCGTGGGATGATAAATCAGGACTAGGAACCTCTTTCGGAATTTTCTCTTTATCTTTTCCGTCCTCTTTTTTTTTATCGTTATTATCCTTGCCCTTATGAAGTCGTTGTCTTAATTTTGAAATTGTTTCTTTTTTATCTTCTATATCATCTTCTTTATCTATTGGTCTTTCTTCTGGTTCTTCTAAAGCTTTTTTTATTGCTTCCGCGCCTCTTCTTGTTTCTTCTTCTGTATTTTTTACTCCTTCTCCTAACATTTTAGAGAAAAAGGTTACTCCTTCCGTTAAATAATAATACACGTTCAATCCCAATAACACAACCATTAATAATAAAAATAATAATCGAATCCAAAACCAAGTTGTATTTGGGGGGTCAACTCTTAATATATTTGGCGTATCTGCTGCTGTAGCTAAGGGGGTTGCTGTTTGTAATATAGGTACTGTATTTTCTACACCGCTTGACATATATATTATTACACGTTTAAAAATTTATATTTATAACATAAATTCTTACTAAATTATCGACGTCTCCTTTTCTTGGAACACCCGCGCATATTTTTCCCCTTTGCTTTTCTTCTTCTCTTTGTTCCCTTTCTTCTTTTCTTTTCCGTTTTTCTTTTGTATTTTTTTCTTCTTCTTGTTTTTCTACCTACTCTTTTTGGCATTATATAAATTCTATATATTATTTAATAAAATAATATTTAGATGATTTAGCGTCTGCGTCTACTTCTTCTCTTTTTACGCGATTTTCTTCTTTTTCTTGTTCTTGAACGACGGCGTTTTCTTTTACCGCCGGTCAAAGCTCTACGAGTTCTACGGGAACGACTTCTACGTGCCATTATATACATTATAAATATATTAAATAATATGTATAATATTTTCCTAAATTATTGTCCCGATTGGCGATTTGGATTCTTTTTCTGTGTCAAAGTACAACCGCAATTATTGCCTTTATCACCACTTCTTGGAAATAATCTAAAATTAAATAATCGAACACCGATTCTGTTTGGCTGACCGGCCTTGGCGCCCGCACCATAGAGGACACCACCGATGTCGATTTTATCATTCGCTGTCGCCTTGGCTGCTCTTAAACGTTTATTGCTAGGATTAACTGGCATTTTATACATTAACCAAAGAAAATATTTACTTATTTCTTGGAACCATATTAGTAATAGCATCCATTCGATTTAATTTATCTATTGTTTTTTCTAAATTTCCCGCGTTCCAGTTATTATTGAATAAATAATCGGTCATTGGCTTGACTTCGTTTTTTTTAATTTGTTTATAAATATTATCTATTTTACTTGTAACTTGAGCTATTACTTTTTTATCCTTATATAAAGGTATTGTTGAATCGAACGGTTCTGTTAATAACGAAATAGCGAAATATAACATTGTTTTTCTTCTTTTTTTAGAACCAGGAGAAAATCTCGCACTAAATAGGTTCAATAATGATTCTATGATTTTTTGAACGCCTTCTGGATGTTTTTTAGATTCTTGAAAAATTACATCCCATACTAACCATATTATATCTCTTTGAAACTTACTTTCGACAGGGGCTTCTCTCCTACTTGCTATTGATTTAATCGATTTATTTTTCTTACATATATTTTCAAATCCTAATATCCATTCTATCCAATAATATGCTTCGGAGCTATTTTTATTGGACTTATCTATATGCCAAGCCAGTTCATTTATCGAGATAAATAATTCTTTAGGATCATCTTTTTTAAATATTTTATTCGCATAATCAACACTTGGTGCTTTTAGTTTATGTGTCAAATTAATACTATTATATTCGGTGTCTTTAATTTTCGGTGGATCATAGCTATTTTTCCTTTTTGATAAACACAATACACAAATCACCTCCGCAAATAATCGCCTAATCTTGTTATTATTTCTTAGTTTTAATTCACTATCTGTATATCCGCCATTTAATATGTTTTTAAAGTCATTCAATCGGTGATCTATGTATAATGGTAATCTTGGATTTCCTAAATTAATAAATTTGCTTATATATAAAAATATACTATCCCATAAATCAACATAATGTCCAGCACATATCAACTCTACGCTCCAATAACAGCTTTCCTCTATTTTACCCGCAAACATATAATTTAGTAATTCTTTTTTAGCTGCCGATTTTTTATAACCAGAAAATGATATAGACCTAAAATCTTTGTCTAGTCTTTTATCATTTATTTCTTTATCATTCATTATATTAAATTTTATATAAAAAAAATACCATTAATACATATAGATGTTTCGCAGTATAACAAAAAATATTAAACAATTTACTAATTTATTTAACAAAACTACTATTTGGTGTAAAGTTACTTTATTTATCATATTATTGCTTTTATGCACTACAATAGTTAATAAAAATCGCATAGAAGTCGAAGCTTTCACACAATCAAAAAAATTTGTAGTGAAAAATAATAATACTTTATATGATGATTTTTATTGTTCTATTTATGATGATCTTGTATATGATGATAAAAAAAATGATTTTGAAGTTACAAATATCGACCGTATAGCAAAAATTACTAAAAATAGTAATATTCTAGATATTGGGTGTGGTAAAGGACATCACGTAAAGCATTATACTGTTTCCGGTAATAAAATCCAAGGCATTGATAAATCTACCGCAATGATCAAATGTGCTAGAAAAAAATATCCCGAATGTAAATTTGTAAATGATGATGTTTTAAAATCAATGACTTATAAATCAAATACCTTTACCCATGCTTTAGCTCTTTATTTTACATTATATTATATCGAAGATAAGCACCTATTCTTCAAAAATGTATACGACTGGCTCAAACCAGGAGGTATTTTAGTAGTCCATTTGGCAAATAGAGATAAATTCGACCCTATTATAAATGCGGCCGACCCTCTTGTAATGGTTTCCGCACAAAAATACGCCAAGAAGCGTATAACCAATTCAAACGTAAAATTTAAAGATTTTACATATAAAGCCAATTTTCAACACGAAAATGGTTCCAATAAAGCAAACTTTACAGAGACTTTTACAGATGACTCAACCCAACACGTTCGCCAAAACGAACATACATTGCATATGGAAAAACAAAGAGATATTTTAAGTAAAGCTAAAAAGGTAGGATTTATATTAAAGGGAAAGATAGAGATGACAACTGTAATGTATGAATATCAATATTTATATTTCCTTCAAAAACCAGAATAAATTATATCATTTTATATATATATAATTTATGCCAATTAACCAGAGTCTTCGTCGAAAATTAGCAAAAAAAAGCAAAGAAAAAGAAGAAAAAAGCGCATTAGCAAAAAAAAATGCAGCATTAGCAAAAAGAAGAGAAGCATTAGCAAAAAGAAGACGTGACGAAATAAAGCGACACCAAAAATTAATGAACTTACTTGAACGGTTGAAAACGGGTAGAAAGTCATCGGTCGCTAAGCCACCCGGTTCGTTGGGTAGAAAGTCATCAGTCGCTAAGCCACCAGGTTTGAAAAATAGGTCGTCATCAGCCACTAAGCCATCAGGTTTGAAAAATAGGTCGTCAGTCGTTAATCGACGAAAACCATTATCAACCAAGCTTTCGAAGTTCCAGAAACGCGAAATTGAATTGAGGATCGCTGAAGCGATGAGAGGAGATGATGATGATGGTGATGCCAACGAAATGCTTCAATTATTACAAGAAATAAAGCCAATGGAAGAAGAAAAAGAGGAAGTAGGCCTGTCACCTGGATATGTTGATAAATATATTAGATTTCCAATTGAAAAACGTCCCAAGTCTCTGAAAGCAAGGGGTAACTTGAAAATATGGGGAGAAAAGCCACCTAAATTGAATATTAATGCTAAGTTAAGATTTCACGGAGGTGGAAAAAGACGTAAAAAAACGAGGAGATATAAAAAACGTACAAAAAGAAAAACAAAAAAGAGATGAAGGGATGATATATAAATATAATATTAACAAAACAATTAATATTATAAATTTTAAAATATATATTAAAATTTAGTAGTTGGGGAGAGAAAAACTTAATATTTTTATGAATTTCGCAACCTCAATCATTTTCTATAAATAGCATCAATAATGTCTCTTGTGAATTTTACTTCAAATCTTTTATTTGCTATTAAATTACTTATAAGCTGTATCAGAGTTATGTCTTGTTCGATTAGCGCATCTTCGTCGGCAATAATATTTGGTATATCAATATCGAGATTAATAATCTTAATCAAATATTTGAAGGTTTCATCGTGGTTGTAATTCTTTAATACCTTAATCGTATATACGCCTAATAAAATTGTTTCGTTTTCGTCGTAAGAAGGGGCCCACGAAGCTTCCACGGAAACATCGGAATGGTGCATATATTTAACTAAACATTTCATTTTTTGACAAAATAATTAAGTTATATTCAAGTTGTTTTTTTATTTCAATTTAATAAATGCTGTTATATGCTTTAATAATATTAATAATAATATTGGCTACAGTCTATTTATATTATAAAGTCAAACATCAATTTTGGTCTAGACAGCCTGTTTTTCACATACATAACATATGGTATTGGTATGATCCACCAGGTATTATACAAAAAGAAAAACCAGAAATGAATAAGTTTTATAAAGCAGATATTGAATTTGATAATTTCAATAATATATCTATTGAGAAACGGGCTTTATTAATAGATTTTATAAAAAATAATTATTTGCCAGATAAAGTAGAGAAATATGTGCCAAGTGAAAAATCAATAACAAATTATTTCTCAGGACACATCGATAAATCTTTTATTTCATTGCATTATAAAAATCGATTTTCAAATAATAAAATTATTAGTTGTATGACAACAAGACCGTTGGAATGTTATATTAATAATGAAAAATTTACATTATATTATGTTGATTATTTATGCGTCCATCAAAAAGAAAGGAAAAAAGGAATAGCGCCAATAACAATATATTCGCATTATGTAAATCATAGATGTCAGCACGATAATACGGTATTCTTTTTTAAAAGAGAAGGAGATACGACTTTGATAGTTCCTTTAATGATTTATAAAACATATTTTTTTGATATATCACGATGGGATAAAAATGTAACATTCGATCAAAGTTATATATTCACATATAAACTTTCTAAACAAAATTCTACTTCGTATATGCAGTTATTAAAATTAATCAAAGAGAAATTTTCGTGTGTAATAACACCAGTGATTTCTAATTTGATGCATTTATGTAGCGAAAAGGAATTGATTATTACAATATTAAATGTAACTAAAGAAGACCAGTGTATTTATATATTTAGAGATCCACATATAACATATAAAGGTAAGCGGAGCATAGAATTGATTACATCATTTAATAATAATCAGAGCAAAGAAGTGTTTGCTTTGGGAATGTTTAATAGTATAAAGATGATTAATGAAGAAAAAGAGTTTAACATATTATTAATCGAGGATACAGGCGACAATAATATGATATTAAAAGTAATTTTGAATAGATATGATAGTTTTTTGAAGACAGTTGCATCTTATTATTTTTATAATTATGCGAATTATCCTTTACAAAGCAATGATGTTTTTTGTTTGAATTAGCGTGTATATTTTCCAGCTCTAGCAAAAGAGTCTATTACAAATATGGTAAAAACGCCTAAAAACATGTATAAAACCAATTCCTCTGTTACATTTTTATTTGGTTCGTCTTTATTTTCTTCCATCAAATGAATAAGGTAGTTTAATTTTTTCATTAATTCATCTTTATTTTGGAAAGTTGGTTGATTTTGTGTGTTGTTGAAATATGGTATATAAGAATCATAGTAAGATTTCATTGCGTCGCTTTTCAAATTTGTATAGCCTTCTGGTGTAATGGCACTGTCATCATCGGACGGTTGGTTTAAACTATTTTGATTATCTAAATTTTCAATAACATTATCTGGTAATTTTGTTAATTCTGCTTTAGGAGGGGGGTTGAAATTTGCTAAACCTTCATCATCTTCATCCATTTCTTCCATGTTTTCTGTATGATTTTTCATAGAGTTTAGGAATTCTTCTGCTTTAGCGGTTGGGAGCTTTGCTCTTTTTCGTATAGTTTTATTTTTCCTTCTTTTATACATGTTGCTTAATAATTCTGAATCTTGTTTATCTTGTTCTTTATTAAATTGTGAAAATCCTAATTGACTTGCCATTCTTATAAAAATCATAGATAATTTTTTATTTTTAATAAACCAAAAAAATGTCTAATTATGTATATAAGAATGAGTCATTATGTTGAATTATTATTAGGAGCTTCAGTTATTGTTTTATTGATGAATGTACCTGAATTTTTACAAGAAATGGCGGCTAGTAGTTTAGGTAAAATGTTAATGCTATCAATTGTTGTGTTTACGTTATGTTATTGTGGTAAAAATGCGGGAATATTAGCTGCGTTGGTTTATATTATTGTTGTGTATAAAACAAATAAAGAATCGTTCAAAATGTTCGAAGGTCTTGAATTCAAATTATCAGTAGGAGGTGACGAGAAGAAAAAGGATGGAGAAAAAGAAGAAAAAGAAGAAAAGAAGAAGGAAGGATTGGAATCATCGGGTCCAAATAGCGATGCCTCTTGCAAAGCGGCTGATCCAAAGAAACCTTATTGGAATGCTGAGGGAAAAGCTTGTCAGCCGACTGAACCGTTCTCTTTAAAAGAGATTGAAAAATTGAAAGAATTGGCAAAAAAAGAAGGGTTTAGTAATTTTAATAGACATAGAGATTTACAGCCAATTGGATTTAAAATAAGTCAAAAAAATACAACAGACAATGACCGTGAAGTAAAAGTTAAAGCGGAAAAAGCTAAAATAGCTGCATCTAAAGAAATGGCAGATGAAGAAAACCAAACAAATTAGATATTTTTTATTTATAAAAGAAAATATCTATAAATATTAATAGTAATGGTTAAAAAACAACGTAAAAAAGAAAAGCAACTAGGTGGTGGAGCTTCGTTATTCGCAAATATAGGAGCCGCGTTAGCAAGTTTGAATAACAGCAAATTTTTTGCTGGATTGGTGATGATAATGATGAATATAGGTTCTAAATATATAAGTATAAAATTAACTAAATCACAAGAAAAATATTTAAAAAATAATGTAGCAAAACAAATGTTAATATTTGCGATTGCTTGGATGGCGACTAAAGATATATTAATAGCTTTGGCTATTACGGCGATATTCCATGTTTTAGCAAATCATTTATTAAATGAAGAAAGTTCGATGTGTATTATTCCTCAAAAGTGGAGGAATTTTGAAAAATTATTGGATGAAGACGAAGACGGTAAAATAAGTCAAGAAGAAATAGATAAAGCAAAAGAAATATTGAGGAAAGCTAGAATGAAAAAAGTAAAAGTAGAAGCACTAAGGAATATGAATGATTTTAAAATGGAGGTTTAATTTTCTCATTAATTTATAAATGATAAAAGGTAGAACAAAAACATATAAACAAAAAGATGATGGGAAATGCAATAAAGATACACAAGTCAAAGTAGAAATAGAGTGGCATTATACGACAAATGTATCAGGAAAACACGTATTTCAATATACTGGTAAAGAAATAGGAAAAGATTATTTTGATCCAACAGATAAAAAAATAATAAAACCGGGTGACACGGTTATATATAAAAAAAGCGGACACATGAATGATGGTTTTAAAGCATTGGTTACTAAAATTACAAAGTCATTGACCAAAAAAGAATTGGCGGAAAAAAATATATCACCTAAAACCGCGACTATTGGCGATACATATTCTTTAAAATTCAAAAATCCACCTACTAGAGAAAAGTGGCCTCGACAATATCCAAAATTAAAAAATGTATTAAAAGCAAATATTGAAAAAATACCCGCCCATAAAGATTATATATGTATAAAAAATATAAAAACAGGAAAGAAGACGGATACGCGAAAAAAAATCAAAGGAACGCCTTCTATAAAAGAATTTAACGACCAAACTTTGAAATTAGCGGTTGCTAGTCAAATGAAAAAAACATTTAAAAACACCCGCTATTATTCGAGTCGCGAAGAAGAAGTTCAACCTGAATTTAAAATAGAGAATGTATTGGCAAGTAATACGAAAGGTATAAAGGTGAAAGATCCGTATGAACTTGTAGAACCGACACAAGCATATGTTATTAGTTATGCTAGTTTTCGAGAAATATTTGATATTAGAAAATCTAAAACTAAATCTAAAAAATATGGGGGCGTTTATTATAAAATAAAAGTAGAAATTCGCATTGGTTTAAGAGATACAACCGTTAATATTACAAGCGGGAATAATATTAATCTTGCTTTAAGATGTGACGAAAGATGGCATAGAGTAAACTCAATATTTCGAGAATTAAAGGATGAAAGTGTTGAAACAGTTAATTCTTTATTTCCTCAAAGTAAATCAAAACCAGAAAAAGCCGCTGAGAAACTGGAGACGTTATTGGAAGCCAAAGCTAGAGAGAGGGGGCCTCGACATATTCGAGAAGACATTGAAGAGAAGGAGGGAGGAGGGGAAATAAAATATACAAGAAAGAATAGACTTTATAAAAGAAGAATGAAAACAAGAAAAAAATATTAAGTTTTTCTCTCCCCAATTAATAAAAATTCAAAAATATATATAAATAATTAAAATGTATATATTTTAATTATTTATCTTTAATACACTGCTTATCTTTGGATAATAAATCCTCCAAATGCTTCATTCTTTTTTCAATATCTTCTAATTTATGTATTTCAATATCATCTGGCGTGGGTACTTCATAATACCAGTTATAAGCACCTTTAGCTCCGCGAAATGTCATTCCGCCAAAATTCCATACTAAATCGACGGCTTCGTATAATATAAAACCCAATACCATTTATATATATTAAATGAATATATATAAAATTAATTCGTCTAATTCAAATCTAATGTGATGGAGTTTTTTTCAGATCTTTTTCTCCTACTTTTTTTAACTTTACCCAATGAAGTGTTTGATAATTCTTCTAATTCTTGGACGGATGCCACGCTATTGGGATTATCATTTACCTTAACTGTTTTAGTTTTTAATCCTGAAAGAATATCTTTTAAATCTTTTGGTCCTTTCATTTCTGGTCTTTTTGAACGCTGTGGGAAACTACTAAACGAACTTTCCATATTTTCAGCATCTTGGAAATCTGGTTGTCCTCGAGACATTCCAATATCGGGTCTTCCAGTGTTGAAACCAGCGGACATTTTTGGAGGGGACCTTCTATATTCCTCTGGTGGTCCAGGTGGAGAACCTCTTGGAGGGTCTTGCATAGCCATATTCATAAAATTTCCAAATCCAGGGTTTTGTTCTCCCATAGTATTCACGGCAGCTTGAGTAAATTGTTGCATTAAGTCTGGATTTTGTTTCAAAATATCATCCATACCGGGCATAGAAGATTTAAACATTGTATTTGTCATATGAACCATAGCAGCACTACCACCAAGCATAAACAGTAGTTTAATTTCAGGAGCGATTGTTGCTTTACTTGCATACTTTTCATGTAGTTCGGCAAAAATATCATCATATTCTTCAACATTCTCATTTATTTGTTCTGCCCAACCATCAAGTTTTACATCAAACGGGTCAAACTTTTGATTTAAAAATTCAATACCTGAAACTAAAGCCATCATCATCTTACCTTGAAATTTCACACTTGATTTCTTTTCGCTTTCTGATTTAATCATTTCGAATTCTCCTTTCATTTCAGCCAAGGGAGAGTCCATTGAATATTTTTTACTTAAAGTAACTCCTTTTTTCTCCAATGATTCTAATTTTCTTAAGTAGAAAAACTTTTCTTTTAAAGCTTCTTGTGGCGATTTTGCCGCCATTGGTTTGGGAACGACGGTTGGATTTACAGGTATATTATTGAATTTTTTAAAACCATCCTTACTTTCAACTTTGGAAGAAGTATTGGCGTTTTTTAAAATACTAGGAGGCGACCCCCTGTCGCTATTGCTACTTGCGGAACCACTTCTACCCTGTTCGGAAATCTTCAAGTTAATGCCAGGACCTGTTTGTGCGAACATAAAATCCTTGCGTGCGGCTTTCGCAGGTATTTTTGGGTCTTCGTTTAAATTTAAAGATACAACATCGTTTAAATCATCAAGTTTTATATCACTTGTAACATGTTTTTTACTAGCTTTATTTGGATTCATTAATAAATCTGCCCCTGGGCCAAAGTTTACAGATTTTTTCTCATCTATCATCCCGGATATTTTTATTGTACCTAAATCATTTGCGCCAACAACTGATAAATTTGGAGGCAGTTCTTCAGAAGTTATTTTGATAGTTTCCATTATGTTTTATTAAGACCTTTTATATTTAAATATTCCGCGGTATATATTTAATTTTTTAAATATATAATTATTTTATTTTGATATTATTATTGATATACCAAACACATTGTAAAAAAGAATCCGCTAAATCATCTTTTTTTTTATGAGTATTAAATATTTCAATCCAATTATTTAAAACGCTATTGTCTGTTAATAATTTTCGAGTTATTATTATACCTTCTTTTTTTCTTTCATTATATGTTGTTTTTTTATTACCGATAAAATCTTTTAGTTTATTTGATGAATTTATACAAAATATATTCGTATTATTATTTTCGATAAAATGCTGCATAATCATTCCTTGAAGACATTTCATTCTTAAAGCAAGAGGACCAATCTGGTTTTCTATTAATATATAATCAAATTTAATGTTTTGAAATCGCTGATTAAACATATATTTTATACCTTTTCCATATGTAACCATATCAATTGCTTTTGCGGCTACATTGCTTACTATATCAAAATAATTCTTATCTAAATCATCGTTCATCATTTCTAAAAAGTCTTTTTTTTTCAATTTTTTTTGTGCTTCTAAAGAAATGTTATATTTTTCAGCAATTTCTTTCAATTTTTTCATTTTATGTTTTTGAATAGAAAATTTATTATATTCATTGGTTGGTATCTTAAGTCCTTTATCTTTCACATGAACTTTACAGTAACTTTTATTGTTTTTTTTATATTTCCCATTTTTATTACAAGCAACCCCCTTTTTTGATTTACCATTGCATACATATTTCTTATCGTTACATAAATTAATAATACCCCAATGTTTGATTTCGATTTCAGTATTATATTCTATTATACAATATGCTAAATTTCGCATACCAACATCTATTGATAAAAACAACATTATATATATTCAATAATTATCTTTTATATTAATGATTTTAAAAAGTATTAAAATCATTAATTTCTAGCCGATTTTTTAATTAGCAATTCTTCTTGTGTAATAATTGGTCCCGATAAGTTACTGTTCAATATTTTACTAGATAAATACATATTTTTTAAATCAGATGATTCATAACCAAATGGTTGTGTTCTATCAGAACAGCCATCAAACATATATTTATTAGTATTTCCTCCATTTGAATTTAAACAAGGTCGATTGCTACAACTAGCTGCCGATTTCGTATTTTCATTTATTATACTTAAAGCATTATTTTGTAAATATTGCCTATATGTATAATTTGAGGTTATACCTTCTTGTTCTCTTACACTTTTATTAAGATCGCAAGCACTTTGGTACGATGTAAAAATTCTTTCATCACTCATAAGTGCTGGAGCACTATGATGAATATTATTTGATCCGCTATAACAAGTAGCCCAACTCATAATATATTAGTATTAGAGAAAAATTATTGAGAAAGCAAATCAATTAATTCCTGCTTTCTTAAATTTCTATATCCCGATAATCCTCTATCTCTTGCTAAACCTTTCAAATCTGTAACTCGTAAAATATCATAATTTATGTCTTTATTAACACTTACTTTTTTGACAACCTCTTCGTCTTCGGGTGGGTCAAGAGTAAATTCAATCTTTCCGTCATCTTCTTCTTCGTCGTCATCTTCTTCTTCTTCTTCTTCTTCTTCTTCGTCTTCATCTTCTTCTTCATCATCATCCACCTCATCTAAACTATCTTCTTCTTCATCTTCGAGTTCTTCTGTTTTTTCTTGTTCGTTTTTATTATCGCCTCCAAGCAAAATGACTGGCGTTTCTTCTTTCATAATATCATCTAATCCACTTTGTAAATTAGATGGCTTTGAAAACATTTTTTGTATTGTTTTGATAGAAGAATTTTGGTTATGTGTATTATCTTTATTTTCAACATCAGTTTCACTTCCACTGTCACTTCCGCTGTCACTTCCGCCGCCACTTTCACTGTCGCCGTCACTTTCACTGTCGCTGTCACTTTCGCTTTCATTATCAGACACTGTGATTAATGTGTTATTGTTATTATTTACTTCTTGCAATATAGGTTCCGTGTATTGAGGAATTGTTTCTTGAACTTTCCACTGTGCTTCGTTTTGCGTTTTCTGAGTTTCCGCCGCGTAATTTTGTATTAGCTGAAACATAGAATCTAATTTTTCCTCTACACTCGAAATTTTATTTTTAAAATAAAAAAACAATAGTAACGAAGAAATACTAGTAGCTGTCAAACAAATCATAATTGATCTAGAATTCATTAATAATAAGTTATAAAAAATTGTTTTTAAATAAACGAGCGGTTAATTGTTTTATTTATAATTTATCTAATATATTTTTTGCTTCTAAAATAATATCATTTGGATATTTTAAATCGCGTAAAATTGAGATCCCTCCTTTAATTTGAGAAACCCCTTTTTTAATCTTATAACTATATTTTGGTTTATCATTTTTATCAACCTCTACCTTCATTTTATAATTGGTAATTTTTTTATGTTTTTTAAATAATTTACATAATCGGATATAATGGGTGGTTAAAACAAATTTGATATTTGTATTTTTTGTTATATGGTTCAAATATGAATAGGCGCTACTAATAGCTTCATATGGATTTGTTCCAGAATATAATTCATCAAATACGCAAAAATGTCTTGCGGTCGGTTTGCTGGTAATTGTATCTAAAATTTCTTTACATCTTCGAACCTCTGCTTGAAACAAACTATCTCTTGAAACACTATCTGGTATATTAATATAACAATGAAAATAATCAAAGGGATTTAAAGTACACGATTGATAAAATCCGAAACCAACTTGTTGACTAAATAAAATATTAATAATAGTTGATTTGAGAAGGGTTGTTTTGCCAGCGGCATTTGGTCCAGTTAGAATGATACTTTTTTTAAGATTTATATTGTTTTTGATACATTCGTTGGATAAACTAGGGTGATAAACCTTTTTAATTTTTGATACATTTTTATTGCTATATATCGTCTTATGGATATTATTTAACTTTATATTTTGTTTTATTCCCACTAAATTATTTATATAACCGTTAAATCCGAAACTATATTCTATTAATTCATTAATATCTTCTGAATTATGAAAATCGTAAAAGTATTTCATAATATAACCATATGAAGGAATGGTTGATGCGTCGTAGAATTTGGAGGGTAAAAATTGTAAATTATCGTGTAAATTTTGTAGTTTTTCTTTACGAGAAGATAAATCTTTTAAAAATGATTGATATGTGTGATAAGGTTTAATTTTATTTTCAAATAATGTTATTTGATTGATAGTGTAATTTAAATATTCTTTGATAGAGTTTAGTTTTTCGATAATGAAAAAGGAATTGGAATAAAATTTGTAACATGATAATAGATTTTGATATAAATTATAGAAATATAGTCCAACCGTAACCAACATAGTTACTTTTTGTTTCGTGTCTACTTCATTAAAAGATGTAACCAATTTATATAAAGCATTTGTGGACATTATTTTTTTTAATATTTCTGTATATTTGTCCATAGAAACGGGGATACCGGCAGCTTTTAATAAAAAGAATGGTAAAATAAAAGCCATTAAAGGTGCTATGAGCTGCATAATTGGAGCTGTAATATTTAAAAAGCTTAAAAAATACATAAAAATAGCATATGAATTGAGAAAGGCCAATCTTTCCCATTCAATATATTGGAACCGTTCGTCAAATTTTTGTATTCCCTTAATATTTTTCCAAGTTTTTAACATATCATCAATGACATCGCGCTTTTCTTGGAGGTCATCTATATTATTATATAATTTTTGAGATTCTTTTAAAAAATTTACATCACTTGTATAACAGTTCCATTGATTTAAACTTTTTTTACCAAGTTCATTTGTGGGTTTGAACAAATAATCGACGACTGGAATGTTTGTTTTTTCTTGTGTATTAATAAGTTCTAAATCATTGATTAAATTTTGTTCGATGGTAGTATTTTTCTGAAATCGCAAAGGGATATTAAAATTTCCGTGAGTTATTTCTTTATTTTTCATTTTATTAAAATAAAGAAAATAGATTATCGATATTAACGAACTCAATTGTATCTGCCAGTGGCTTTATATTTGTAATTGACATTATGTTTATTAGTGAAATTTTCAATAAAGTCATCGATTTCATCGGCTTTTAATTGATTATAATCGTTTTTGATTTTTAAACTACAAGTTAAACAACCGGTTAAATTAAATTCTTTGTGTGATTTATTTAATAGCCACTTATATTCAAAACAAATAGGGCAAATATCACTTCTACTAAATGGGGGGAAACTTTGTAACCATAAACAACACAGGTTCATATATATATATATAATGAATATTAAGGTTGAAGATGTTTTGTAAAATCGACGGGCATTTCATGAATAACGGTTTGATAATAATCCTGGAATTTCTGGAGTCGGTTTGTATCATACTTGGTTTGGAAATTAATAGCAATACCTTTTCTACCCCATCTACCTGACCGACCAATGCGGTGTAAATAGGTATTTTCATTTCTAGGAATATCAAAATTAATAACGATACTAACTTGTTGGACGTCAATTCCTCTTGCAAATAAATCGGATGTAATTAGGACGCGACAACCGCCGTTTTTGAATTGTTTAAAAATTAGACTTCTTTCTTTTTCTTGCATTTTCCCGTGAATTTTTTTGACGGGGAAGTCATCGGCGACCATTGCCTCTTCGAGGTCATTTACCCTGGAAACGCTATTACAATAAATGATTGCTTGTGAAATAGATAAACCTGAAAATAGGTCTTTCATACAATCATATTTTTGCGAATCATCGGCTAAATTAATATAATATTGGGCGATTCCTTGTAGAGTTAATTCTTCATTTTTAACTAATATTTTGGTTGGATTTCTAGTAATTGCCTTGGTGAGGTCGTCTAATTCGACGGGCATGGTTGCGCTAAACAATCCAATTTGAATTGTATCGGGCATTGCATTGAAAATTTTATACATTTGCTCTTTGAAACCTTGTGAAAGCATCTCATCTGCTTCGTCGATGATCAGTGTTTTCAAACTTTTAATTTTTAAACATTGTCGTCGAATCATATCTTGGATTCTACCGGGTGTTCCGATGCATAGCTGTGGTTTTTTTTCAAGCAAGTCTTTTTTGTTGGCTGAAACAGATGTGCCGCCTTTTAGTAAAATGACTTCAACATCCATAAAATTAGACAAATTTTTGGCTACATTATAAGATTGTTCCGCTAGTTCCCTAGTTGGAGCAAGAATAATAACCTGTGGTTCTTTCAATTGGGCGTCAATTAGTTGTAAAGCCCCGATTACGAACAGTCCGGTTTTACCGGTTCCTGATTGTGCTTGTGCTATAATATCTCTCAAATTACCCTTGTGTCTATTGTATATAAAGGGATGTAAACCAGTCTTTTGAATAGAACTTGGTTTTTCAAAGCCAAAGGAGTATATACCCCTAAGTAAATCATTATTTAGATTGAGAGTTTCATCCTCCCAATTTTCTATTATGTAGTTTTTATCTGAACTTGACATATTATATTTATATAACAGAATGCTTTTAAGTTTATTAAAAATATATATAAAAAAAAATATATAAAAGCAATACAAGAAATAATAATAATATGACAGAGATTATACAGTACGATATTGATTTTATAAGACAATTGGAATCTAATATAGAAATCCCTGAATTATCTGAAGAAGTAATTCAAATTATAAATGATTTGGCAAAGAAGGTTGGAGCACCAACATATAATAAAACGCCCGTGTTTAAAAAAAGAAATAGACAAATCCGTAAAAAAAATGAAATGATCTCAAAACAAGATTGGGAAAATATAAGGAATTTTAAATTAACAAAACTAGAAAAAACAGAGGATGGATTTGAATGTTTGATTGATAATATAAGAAGTAATTTGAATAAATTAACAAAAGAGAATTTTGACGAAATTAACAATAATATTAAAAAACTAATAACAAAACAAATTAAAAAAGAAGATAATACGGATGAGAATTTGGTTGAAATCGCAAAATGTATTTTTGAAATCGGTAGTTTGAATATATTTTGGTGTAATTTATATGCGAAACTTTATAAAAATTTAATAGATGAATTTGAATCTATGAGGCAAACTTGTATTATAAATTTCAATAAATTTATGGATGTATTTGATAATTTAAATGAAACAGAAGAGGAAAAAATAAATATTAATATGAATTATAATCTATTATGCGAGAATAATAAAAAAAATGAACATAGAAAGGGACGTAGTAGTTTTTTTGTAAATATGATGATACACGATATAATTGGTATGGATGTTATGTATGATTTTTTATTTAATTTGATATCGAAAATGAACGAGCTTGATAAAGAAAACAAGGATGAGTTTTTTGAAAATATTTCAATTATCGTCTTGGCGGGAAAAGAGAAGTTTGAAGAAGACGAAGAAAAGTGGGACAAAGTAATTGGAGAATTAGAAACAATTTCCAAATCAGACATTACTAAAAAAATGCAGTTTAAATGTCTTGATGTAATGGAAGAGATTGAAGATTAGTAAAGTTAATAAATTAATATAAAAACAAGATTGTTATATTAATTAATATGACACAACCAACCAACATTAAATATACCTTGAAAGAATTTAAAAAAAAACCAGAAGATAGTTGTCTATCATTTGACGAGTTAGAAGAATTTATAGAAAATAGAGAAAAAGAATTAAACACCAACATGAGTTATGAGGATGATAATTATTCTGAAATGTTTTTTATCATGGAAGAAGAATACAGTGAAAATTATACTAAAAAAGGTTTAGAATTTATTGCTGATTATTATGGTATAAATAAAAGAAGAAAAAGAAAAGGAGAATTGATACAAGAGATAATTATTTTTGAACAAAACGATTTAAATTATGACGTTGTAGAAAAACGAAAATTGCACTGGTTTTATTTGGATCAATTAAAGTCCGATCCATATTTAAAACAATATATAACGATAAATAATTAAACAAATTTTAGTATTAAACTATTATATAATGGTTGTATCGAAAATAGATCCATCTTTAGAATATAAAGAAAATAAAGAAATAGAAGATGAAGATAAAAATAAAGACGTTTCGTTATATGGAATGAATATAAAAGGACACGAAGTAGTAATAGCAATAGGAGAAGTTAAAAAAGAGAATGAAAAATTTGATGTATCATATGTTCCAGTTTATTTAATAATTGACAATAAAGAAAAAATATATCAAATAGGCGTATATGAATTTATAGCATCATCCTATAGCACACTATTGGATGAAGATGGTGATTTAGATATATCGTTGATAGAAGGACCTTTATTATTTAGTTTTGTTACGAAAGATTATGTGAAAAAATGTCTTGAAAATGAAGAATTACCAGTTGATGAGGTTGATGAAGTAGAAGGCCAATCAAACTTAGAAAACTTGAAAAAAGGAACTATATTACATGAATTGGGAATTGAAGAAGACGACGATGATGAATATCCAGAAGAAGAAACGTATGACACGGATGAAAAATTAAAGAAAAGATATAATCCTAGAAAATCCCAAATATGGGTTCGAGCTTTTTTACATAATGATTTGTATGATATAAAAGACGTAGAATCAAATGGAGATTGTTTATTTGCTACTATTCGAGAAGGTTTTAAAGATATAGGACGGCATATCAAAGTAAATAAATTGCGCGGCATTTTAGCCAAACATATGACTCATAAAAATTTTGAGGCATATAAAGATTACTATGATATGACACAAGGAGGAATCGTAAAATTAGAAAATGAATTGAAAAAAGATTCGGATAAAGGGGTTGACCTAAAAACGGAATATGCGAAATTAAAAAAGGATTTGAAAACAGGTGTATATGATAGGGTTGATAAACATTCGGAAAAATCAGATATGATAAAAAAAGCAGATAATATGAGAAAAGAGATAAAACAGAAATATAAGGAATATTTGAAAAAAAAAGACGAATTAACTTCTTTGAAAGATATAGGCGGCGATTATAAGTGGATGAAAGGATTAACTACATTAGATAAATTACGAAAACATATTCGAACTTGTAAATTTTGGGCGGATGGTTCGGCAATTTCAATATTAGAAGAAGTGTTAAATATTAAATTAATAATTTTGAGTAGTCTAAAATACCAAGAAAGAGACCTTGAAAACGTTTTGTCTTGCGGAGATATGGTAAGCGAGTCGATCGTTCAAAAGGGTTCATTTAAACCAAGATTTTATATATTGGCGGAACATACAGGAAATCACTATAAATTAATTAAATATAACAATAAAACGATTTTTAGATTTCACGAAATACCATTTGGTGTAAAAAATTTGATAAAAGAAAAATGTCTAAGCAGTAAAGGTAAAAATATCTATAATTATATACCAAAATTTACGAATCATTTTGGCATTGAAAAAACTTTATCAGAAAAAATAGATTTGGAAAAAGCACCCAAAGAAGTTGAATCCGAACCAATACCAAAAAAGGATGATGATAAATTATACACAGATGATATAGTTTTCCGATTTTATTCGAAATCAGCAAATGCCCCACCAGGAGAAGGGAAAGGAGAAATTATACCGGAAGAGAAAAAAAAGGATTTTGAAGAATTGGGAAAAATATCTAACTGGAGAAAAGTATTATCAAATTTTGCGAAAACTCCCTTCAAATTAGGTAAGGATGAATTTGGCAACGAATATGAATGGCAATCAGTAGAACATTATTATCATGCTAATAAATTTACAAATAATAAAAAGTTTTTTGAATCGTTTACTTTAAATTCTAGAAATTCAAATGAAGAAATGTCGAAAAATCCAGTACTTGCGAAATCTTATGGAGGAAAATCAGGAAAAGTAAAAGGTAAAAAGATATTAGAAAGAAAGGGGATAAAGACCGATACGGATTTTTTTGGTGAAAATGGAAGGCAGGGAAAAGTAATGGAGGAAGGACATCGAGCGAAATATCAACAAAATAAAGATGCAAAAAAAATATTATTATTAACAAAAAATGCGAAATTACAACATATAGTACGAGCAAGTAAAGATGTTATATTTTATGATACTATGAGAATAAGAAAAGAATTGCAATAATAGTTTAAATATATTATAAATATAGTTTATAATATATAGATGTTAAGTAAAAATATGCCAGTAGATATAATGGAACACTTGTTTAAAGATTTCAAAAAATTTCCATTGGAAATGAACGAAATTTCAGATAAGTTAAAAGCCAAATTACAAACTTTTTATAAAGATATAACTGAAATAAGCAAAGAAACTCCTCGTTTTACACATGAAGAGGCACAAAATGTAAAGGATAATACATCTTTACTTGGAAGTAATTTTGTTCCATCAATAATTTCTTCGGAAATAAAAAAATGTAAAAGATTTTTTATATTTAAAACAAAAATAAATAATAAATTTAATGTAACAGTAAAATTTCTTGTAAATAATAATGACGAAATCAACGATTATTTTAATATTTTTAAAAAAATATATATATGGTTAAAATTTATATATAAATATTCAGATACAAAACAAACAAAATTTACATTATATATTTATTTAAGTGATTACAAAAAGAAACTACCGGACACTAAAACGGAATTATTGTCTCAAGTAAATTGTAATACGGCGGTTACTTATGCTTGTGCTATAAATGGCGAATGTTTAATATATAGAAAAGAAGAATGGTTTAAAGTATTGATACACGAAACAATGCATTCATTGTGTTTAGATTTTTCAGGACTGGATTATCCAAAATTGAAATCCAAAGTTAAAGAATTATTTCCAATTAAAAGTGAATTTGAAATTAGTGAATCATATAGTGAATTTTGGGCTACATTTTTAAATTCAGCGTTTGAATCTTTTTTTGTATCTGAAACGGAAGCATCTTTTATTAAAAATTGGGAAATAATGATGTATTTTGAAAATATATTTACATTTTTTCAAGTGATAAAAATACTGGATTTTTTAGAAATTATTGATTATGAAAATTTACTTATTAAAAGCACATATAAGGAAAAAACACACGTATTTGAATATTATATAATAAAAATGATATTTTTATTTAACTACGATTCTTTTTTCCAATTATGTGATAAACATAATAGTAAAACTATTTGTTTTACAAAAACAGATATTATGCTAGATAAAATTTTTAGTTTTATAAAAGAAAAGCATAAGTCGCAAGAATTATTAGAGAATTTAAATTGGATGAAAATATATTATGCGAGATTTTCTGATAATAAAGAAACTATTGGAAATACAATGCGAATGACATTGTTTTCATAAAATTAAAAATTGATTTACTATTATTATAATATAATAAATCAATTATGGGAATAAAACTACTCAATCAATTTATAAAGTATAACTGTAAGAATACTTTATCTAATGTAAAATTTGAAAATCTATATGGAAAGACCATTTGTATAGATACGCATATTTATATGTATAAATTTTGTCACGAATTATCGGTTATAGAAGGAATGTATTTATTATGTTCTTTATTTAAAAAATATAATATAACACCTATTTTTGTATGGGATGGCAAACCTCCAAAAGAAAAATGGGATGAGATAGATAGAAGAAATAAAGAAAAGAGAAAGTTATCAAAAGAATATGATATTTTAAGAGAGAAATATAATAGAGGAAATATTATGGATGAAAATTTGTTATTAAAAATAAATAAGATAAAGAAGCAAATAGTAAGGATTAATCATGTTGATATACAAAATGTAAAAAACTTGTTTGATTCATATGGAATTATGCATATAACAGCGGATGGCGAGGCAGATAAATTGTGTGCAGAATTAGTAATTCAAAAAAAAGCATACGCTTGTGTTAGTGAAGATATGGATTTGTTTGTGTATGGATGTCCTAGAGTTCTTAGATATATGAATATAAGGAGGGAGAGCTTTTGTTTGTATGATTTCAATAAAATATTGAAAAAAATAAATATATCGTTCGAAAATTTCAAAGTATTGTGTATATTGTGCGGAACAGATTATGATAAAAATTCAAGATCTATATTTAAACTATATAAATATTATGAAAAATGGGAAAAACAAAATGCAACTAAAACCTTTTTGGTATGGTTAAATGAAAATTATTACAACGATTTAGATTTGGAAGAGTTAAATAAAGTATATTCTTTATTTGATATGGAGACAAAAATCCATCTAGAAATAACAAAATCTAAAATAGATAAAAAAAAATTATACGAAGTGTTAAAATTAGATAATTTTATATTTCCTTGAACGAACGGGCGTTTTTTGATTATAATATATAATAAATTAAATATTATATATTATACACGGCATAGTTGCCTTTGAGTTGAGTTGATTTAATTAGAGGTAGACGTAGACGTAGAAGTGGTCGTCGTGCTTCCAGCCTTCGCGAAATGTGGAGACATGTACCGTTGAAGATTGAAGTAAGTCAATTCATCAGACGATTTCAATTTCAATAGAGTCTTCAATTTCTTATCAGCAAGAATATGGCGACCGTTTTTTGGGTCTTGAAGTTTATTTTCGCGAATGTAATTGTTAATTTCACGAGTTACTTCAGTGCGAGCCATTTCAGTTCCCTTTGGTTTATTCAAGAAACTTGCCAATTCGTTACTAATTTTGGTTGGTTTTACAAAACCACTTGGGGCACGATTTCCGGACTTACGCTTCTTGCGCCCTTGCTTTTGGGCGTGCTTCAATTCGCGGTCGGCGCGCTTTGCCAAACTACGTGCTTGAGTAGTTACGGCAGTCAACTGAGAACGCAATGACGTCAATTGAGCCAATAGGGAAGTGAATTGTTCTTGCAATTGAACTTGTTGAGTTGGTGCTTCAACTACGGGTGCTGTTACGACAGCGGCAGCTGGTGCTACTGGTGCTGCGACGACTTTGGCTTTACTAGCCTTGGTGGATTTTGTGGTGACCTTTTTCTTGGGCATCTTATGTTTTACTTTGTCGAGTTCTTTTTAAATAGATTTTTGTAATATATATTATATTCACAAATTTTATGACGAAAACGCACCATAAAATTTATATAAAAATCTGTTATTGTGGCGGATTAACATTGTACATGAAGGATTGATATAACCAAGGCATAGAATTTGCTGCTCCACCGCATACCAAAGTCAATGCTCCTAAAATATATGTAGAACCGATATGCTTTGATTCATGATTTTCACCCGATAGTAATTTCCCCATTACATTTAAACATTTTTTTCTTAAATTGTCTTTAGAAAGATGTAATACATCCATCATATGCAGTCCTATAAAAGGACGACCATTTGGAGGACATATTGAGTTTTTTGTTTCTTGTGGAATCTGCAATCTATACGTCCATATTTCTTTTAATTCTTTTATAAATCGCCCCAATCTTATTCTCGATAAGTTCAAAAACCAACCAGTATCCGTTATAAAACCAAGTTCATCCATTTTTTGAAATATACTTGTCGTTTTCATTTCAATCCTTTTCATTAAAGATAATATTTCATCCACTTCTCGCTGAACTATTACATTTCTATTAAATTTTTTTGAAATAAATATCACCTGCAAACATTTTTCCCAATATTTTTCAATTATTGGTTTCCGCGTATACGGGTTTTCTATATATTTATCTTCATACCGCTTGCGTTTCCATAAATTATAAAAAGAAGCTATATTAAACCCATATATCATACCGTTTTCTTTTACACTGATAAAATTATCAAAACTCAAATCGCTAATTTTTTCCAATGTTAATGGGTCTGATTCATTCACACATTTTTTCCTGTCAAATAATCCTTCTCCTTTTAGTTTCACCAATTTTCTTATAATATATCCTTTAAAAAGTTTTTGAATTTTTACACTGTAATAAGAGTATTTTAAATTATTATATATTCTTGAGATTTTTTCTTCTTTATTTCCCGATACTTTAAGTTTATAATATTTCAATATCTTTTTCAATTGAGATACATTAAAATTCTTTATAAGCACAATTTCATACTCATTATATTCTGGTATTATAAAATCATTCTGTGATACTTTTTTCTTCCCTCTTTTACGTTCTTTTATGTTATCATATACAAATTTTTGTAAATATGTTTTTGGCGAATATTTTTCTTGATATTGTTCTACATTTTTATAACATTTATTATTTGCTAGT